GTCCATGGCATGGGACACCAGCAAAACCCACGTCAACCCGCAAAACGCGGATCACGACTTCCGGGTTGATACTTCTGGATCCGATGGATCCCAAGATAACTCGCTTTTTGTCGAGGGCTCTTCCGGGTTTGTGGGCATCGGTACGGGGGCTCCCACTCAAGCGCTTACAATTGTTGGATCGCTCTCAAGTTCGGCTGAAGTCTTCGGCTATAGCTTAAGAACAAGCGGCGATATCGCTGTTTCTGGCGGAGCAGTGTTCAATGATGCTGGGGGCGCTGATGACTTCAGGATTGAGTCTGATGCAGAAACCCACATGTTTTTTGTTGATGGCGGAAACAACCGTGTAAGTATCGGTGATTCGACTAATGATCCTGCCGCAACACTAGAAGTCACCAATCACGCATCTGCTGGCGCTGCCGGTGTCCCACTCGTGCAGCTTAACAGCAACGATGTGGACAAGGAAGCCCTTGATATTAATGCGTCCAATACGACGGCAAATGTTATAGACGCGAGCGGGCTTGCAGTGACGACACACGCTGTTTGTGCTTTGTCCGCAAGTGCCTTAACGATTGGTCAAGTCCTCGCAATCGATCATAACGACACTGCAACCGAATCGGTCGATCCCACGTCCATTCTCGTTGATTTTGACAAAACCGGCACCCAAGGCGATGAAGAAAACTCTGCTTGGCGCGGACTGCACATTATGCAAAATGATGCTGCCACTAATCATGCTGGTTCTTTTGTAACAATGAAGGGGATCGACATTGAACAGGCTTTCGCAAATAACCAGGGTGTAACTACTAATTTTGGCTTATCGATATCGGGATCCGGGGGTGACAACAATATCGGTATTAATATTTGTGTTGATGATACTGCAACCAGTCCTGATATAATAATGTCATCATCCTTAAATGTTAATGATAAAGCTATCATCATGGTTGGTGAACATGGTGCGATGAGAATAAAAACTATTGACCTATCCCACGCTCTTGCAGACTTAACATTGGATATTGATGGAATTATATCAGCTTCAGCCGCCAACGGTGCAAACCCGGTTGAGATTCAGGCATCGACTGTGAATATCCAGCAAGGTGGTCTTGGAGTTCACACAGGCGGCGGAATAGTTGCGACAGCGAGTATTGGCGTAAACACCTTTTCTGATCCCACCTCATTAAAGGTGAACACAGGTGGTGGCGAAGTTGTGACATTTGGAATAGAAACTTCGGCAATGGCCCCCGGCGCAGTAGTATACCTAGATCATGAAGGGGGTTGGGTACATACAGATGCAGATGCCGCTGTCTCTGCTGGTGGTAATTTGCTGGGAGTTTGTCTTGGAGATAACATAACAGATGGCGTATTGTTAAGAGGATTTTATCATTTTGCGACTGCCTCTGTCCATCAGGAACATGTCACAGGCTCTGCGGTTTATCTATCGACAGAGGCTGCCGATATTACTTTTAACGCTCCCACAGGAGGGGGAGATATTGTGAGAGTAATCGGATATGCGACGGACCAAGTTAATCTTATATATTTCAACCCAAGTGGTGATTGGATTGAATTATAATGCCAGATCTTGTTTCAGTTACCGGGCAGCACATTGACTCGATCATCAAAATAGATGATGTTGACAAAGAGAGCATTGTCATGATTACTGATCAGACACCTCCACCGCCTATAGCGAAAAGATGGATGGGAGGCGGAAGATTGGGCTACGTGTACACGACTTCTGCATCAAACGGTGACACTGGATGGAACCAGGGCAGAGGCTTGGATGGCGCTGGAGCCCGAGGTGGCTATGTTGCAGATATTGGCCAGGGACTCAACAACTCTATTGGCTATGGTTACGTTGATCCCACAGCCGATCCCCTGGTCAAAAGATGGGTGTTTGGCAATGAACTGGCATCAGGAGCTTCAGGAAGTACGATCTATATAAACTCTCAATCTTGCCAACCCGCTGATCTTGATGGCGCTGGACGCCCAACATATGCAACAGAGAGTAACTACGTTTCAGGTTCGGGGAATGGGGCAAACACTGGTTATATTTCCAATGGACAGATTATGTATGGCAATGGTGTTTGGATACGAGGTGGTAAGTGGCTTACCGATGAGGGTGAGAGCCATGTCATTGGAAGATCGACCGATGGAGGCAACTCTTTTACCATGGTTGACATGAACAACACGATCCAGGATTATTGTCGGGCCATCGGCTATGAAGGAGGTGATTCGGGTAACTGGTTGGCAGTAGTTCAGTCTCATGTCTGGAAAAGCCTGGATGATGGAGCTAGCTGGACAGATTTAGGTGCGCTCGACGGCACGAAGGATTGGAATTCGATGGCATATGATGGAACAGGTCGTTGGATAGTTGTCGGTGCAAGTGGTGATGGTTTCACTTCCATAGTTCCTATTGCAGATATGGTCCCGGAAGAGACAGAAGATCAGTGGACCGCGCTGGAAGACAGCTTTGCCACCGCTCAAACTTTGTACGGAATCGTGTTTATGAAGGGCTCGGTAAACAAATGGGTTACGGTTGGAGCCGGTGGCACAATACTGTCTTACGCATATACCTCATCAAATTCGGAGCGTGGAAATAATTGGACACTTGAATCAACTCCCATCGGCACGACGTTAAATGATGTGGCTACAGATCACACAACAATTATCGCAGTCGGAGATAGCGGAGTCATTTTGACCAGCGCTGATGCCGACGAATGGAACCAACTTAACACAACTAACGATGGCATCGGCACAGAACAACTCCGTTGTATTTCTTGTGATATAATTGGCGCTGGAAAGGTAAATGACTGATGCAGCGAATAAGCATAAAATCAGGCATTTAACTTTTTAGAACACTATTTAATTGTGACTGAATATATTTTATGGAGTTGATGTCTATGTCCACTTTGCTTGAGCAAGCCATAGTTGATGCGGAGGCGCTTAAAGAGGCGGCTATCAAAAACGCAGAAGCGACAATTATCGAAAAGTATTCCTCTGAGGTTAAAGCCGCAGTTGAATCTTTAATTGAACAAGAGGGCGCAGATCTCCTTGGCGATCTTGGAGATCTCGAAGAAGAAGCTGAAGAAGAAAGCCCTGTAATGGACGAGGTTCCTTTCGCTGTTGAGGAGGGTGATGATCCAATTATGGTTCGACTCGATCTTGAGGCTTTAGAACGCGCCCTCGATGAAGAGGGATCTACGGTTGCCGACGAAACTCATGAAGATCTTGCAGAAGAACTTGAAGACGAACTCGCAGATCCAGAAGAAGATATTGAACTTGATGAAATGATTCTTAACGCTATAGCAGAAGAGCTAAAAGTTGACTTGGGAATCCCAGACCAAGGACTTGGAGGACGCACAACTCCAACAGATAGAAATTTAGAGGGACAAAAAGTTCACCTTGCCGTCCTTAAGGATGATGAGCTTGCAGAAGAGCATGCCGCACTAGAAAAAGCCAGAGAAGAAGCAGGCATGTATATGGAGCAAGTGAAAGCCTATAAAGCAAAGGCAAGCAAATTACAAAAAACAGTTTTACATCTTAAAGAGCGATTGGAAGAAATTAATCTTTCCAACGCTCGTTTACTTTATACTAATCGTGTATTAAATAGCACCTCCTTGAATGAGCGACAAAAAATTAAAATTGTCGAGTCTATTTCAAACGCAGATTCTGTAGAAGAGGCGAAGGTTATTTACGAAACCCTTCAAAGCGCAGTGGGAAGTTCTAGAAATAGCAAATCTCCACAATCACTCCGCGAAGCAGTAGAGAAACCGTCGCCAACGCTCCCCCGAAGAAGGGAAGCACATAGCGCTCAAAATCCACATTTTGATCGGATGAGAGCGCTAGCAGGCATTAAAGGAGGTAATAAATAATGTCCGTATTAAATAAATTAACTGAGGGCATTGTCGATAGAGATCTTTCAAAAGAAGGTGCTGCGCTTTTATCAAAGTGGGAACGCACCGGACTTCTGGAAGGTTTAGACAATGACCGAACAAGAAACAGCATGGCTCGTCTTCTTGAAAACCAAGCCAAGGAGCTTCTTCGTGAAACTTCGTCAATGGCTGGTGGTGATGTAGAGGGCTTCGCGGCTGTTGCATTTCCAATCGTTCGTCGTGTATTCGGCGGACTGATCGCTAACGATCTCGTCAGTGTTCAACCAATGAGTCTCCCAAGCGGGCTCATTTTCTTCCTTGATTTCACCACGTCGAATGACACAGGTGCTAGGGGTGGTTTAATCAACCCTGGTTCACTGTATGGTGGCGGAAAGGTCGGTGCCGAAATTACCGGTGGTGTTAGCCTAGCGGCTCCAGATAATGAGAGAAGTTTTTATAACCTAAACAATGGTTATTCTTCTCCAACTGGATCCAGTGATGCTATTCGCCTTGTTCCGGTTATTTCTGGTACATTTGGTGCAAGTAATGTCGGAGACGGTGTATTGAAAATGGCTAAGCTTCTCAATCAAGCTCACGCTGTTTCAGGTACTCTGGAAAGAATGTGTCGTTATGACCCAGACTTTACTTCCGGAACAACCAACGTGTTTGTTGGTAGGGTTGCAATTAGTGCCCTGACCCAGCTTAACCTAGATAACTTGGTTAGCATTTCTGGTACCATGACCGTTGGTGATAACCAAGCACGTCGTTTGAGCGCTTTCTCTGGTTCTGACAGAGGATTGTGGCAACCGTCAGATGGCGATCCCACTCATGTGTTGCTCTTTATGCACTCTGATACTCGCACGCTAGCGCAGCTATCAGCTTCTTATGCAGATCTGGCGGCAGCCGTAACACTCGAATGGAATATTGATGACGATTTTGTTGTCAGTAACGCAGTGGGCTCCGTTATTGGTGATCCGCTCTGGGGACTTGAGCAAGCAAGCAACGCAGTTGGGACAGAAGCTGGGCTTATCCCCGAGATTGACATCAAGGTTGATTCTGTAAGTATCACCGCGATTACCAAGAAGCTCAAGGCTAAGTGGACACCCGAGTTGGGACAGGATCTTAACGCCTATCACAACTTAGATGCCGAGGTCGAGCTTACTTCAATTCTCTCTGAGCAAATTGCTCTCGAAATTGATCGTGAGATTCTTGAGGATCTAGTCAAGGGTGCCACTGCTGGTACATACTACTGGTCGCGTGCGGCTGGTCGCTTTGTAAACAGAACAGGCACGTCAGGTGGTCAGGAAGTTGGTACTACTACAGCAACTCCAGACTTCACTGGTACTGTTTCTGAGTGGTACGAGACTCTTGTTGAGACAATCAATGATGTTTCGGCACAGATTCACCGTAAGACTCTAAGAGGTGGCGCTAACTTCATCGTCGTTGGACCTGAAGTTGCTAACGTCCTTGAGTTTACTGCGGGATTCCGTGCAAATGTCACTGGTGATGTTGACAAGGGTACCGTTGGTGCTGTTAAGACAGGAGCACTTTCTAAGAAATGGGATGTCTATGTAGACCCCTACTTCCCTCGCAACCTCGTTCTCGTTGGTCGCAAGGGTGGCTCTTTCTTGGAAAGCGGCTATGTATATGCCCCATACGTTCCACTACAAGTCACGCCCACTATCTTCGGAACCGAAGACTTCGTGCCCCGCAAGGGAGTCATGACGCGCTACGGTAAGAAGATGGTTCGTCCTGATATGTATGGACTAGTTATCGTTGTTGACCTCGTATAATACGACTAATCAATAGATAGCGCAAAAAGATTGCCCTCGTCACTCAAATGGCGGGGGCTTTCTTTTATCGCTCAACTATTTAAGGTGAGGAGACTTATATTTAATGGCGATACCGACCCTTACCCCAAAGAGCACCACTAGCGCGATTGTATTGCCCGCCACCGGAACAGCAGGTAGCGTGGCTGGCGAGTGCCCGTTTGGAATGTTCACAGGCTCTGTAGAGTTCCTATCAGGAGCCGCTGAGCAAGTTGCATACACATATAAAAAACTTGGTGGAGACATCTTAGATCTTGAGATCACCACAGGCAGCATCTATGCCGGATATGAAGAGGCAGTTTTAGAATATTCATATATTGTCAACATGCATCAGGCAAAAAATATATTACCTGATGTTTTGGGTATGACAACTGGAACCTTTGATCGACATGGCACAATAACATCAAGCCTTAGTAGCTCACACGTTGCTCTTAAATATCCCAAGTCTACATTTACATATTCTCAAAGAATATCGGAAGCATTTTCTACTGATGCTCGCGCCGGAGGCACTTCAAGAATATACTCGGCATCACTTCGAACAACTGGTGGTGTTTCAGACTATGATTTGCAAGAAGTGTTAAATAGCGCAAGTGTGCATAATGTAGATGTCGCAACTAAAAACCCAGTTCCCTACGCTGGCTTTGTAAGCGGTAGCAAAATAATCGTTGATAAAGTATATTATAAAACACCGTCTTCTATGTGGAGATTTTTCGGATATTATGGCGGACTTAATACTGTTGGCAATTTGGCAAACTATGGACAGTATGCCGATGATTCAACGTTTCAGCTAGTTCCTGTTTGGCAAAATAAAGCACAAGCAATGGCGTTTGAGGATTCAATATATACAAGAAATTCACATTATTCCTTTGAATTAAATAATAATATGTTAAGGTTATTCCCCACGCCGCCAAATACAAATTCAAGTCCATCTTATTTTTGGTTTAATTTTAGAATTGTAGAAGATTCGTGGACCGCAACCTCTGGCTCTCTCGTTGACGGAATCAACAATATGAACACGGTTCCTTTAGCGAACCTTCCTTATAAAAATATTAATTCAATTGGAAAACAGTGGATTCGTAGATTTGCGCTCTCATTAGCAAAAGAAACATTAGGACATGTTCGTTCCAAGTTTGCCACTGTGCCCATCCCAGGTGAATCAGTCACTCTTAACGGTCCAGCATTAATTGCCGAGGGAAGGGAAGAGCAAACCAATTTAAGAACAGAACTAAAAGAGACGTTAGATGAATTAACATATCACGCTTTAGCTGAGAAAGATGCTTCTATCGCAGGCTCAGTTAATACAATTAATCAAAATATACCAGCAGGCGTATTTGTTGGATAAGGAGGGAATAAATGGCTGACGATAAATGGTCCCAACCAACGCAACCACCTCCCCCATTATTTCTTGGCGAGAAGGAAAGAAACCTTGTTAAGCAGGTAAATGATGAACTTATTGAGCGCGTTATTGGTCAACAAATAGTATACTATCCAATAGATCAAAGCATCACAAACTATAATGATCTTTATGGCGAGGCTATAGAGAAATCTTTTCTTGCACCTGTCAGAGTTTATGCCCTTGTTGATTATGAAGGCACTGAGACAAAAGCAGATGAATCTGTTGGAATTGATAAAGCAAATACAATTACAATATATTTTCACAAACGAAGGTTAATAGAAGATCAAGACCTATATGTTAGAGAAGGCGATTTTGTATTATATGGCGATTACTTCTATGAAATAACAAGCCTTAACTGGGCAAGGCAGCTATTTGGACAGATTGATCACAAATTTGAAATCGTAGCAACTTGCCACTATTCAAGAGAGGGACTATTCGATGCCACCTGATAACCCAAGAACACCCGACTTGGCACCCCTCCAAGAAATTCCCTTTATGCCTTCGACACTAGAGACGATTGATCGTGCTCTTTTTGACTATATTGATGATGAGTTAAATATATTTTGCACGACAAATAAAGGCTTTAAAAAAATACCTTTTATCTGGGTCGGAGCAGAACGAGCCTATCAAATTAAACATAACAAAGATCTTAGAGATGCCAATGGTTGGTTAATATATCCCGTTATGACTCTTGAAAGAATATCGGTTGAAAAAGATATAACTAAACGGGGTGCGCTTTATGCGGCTGTCCCAAATCGTCAAGATAACAAAGGCGGCACAATGACAATAGCTAGAGTTATTAAGCAAGATAAAACGGCTAATTTTGCTAATGCCGATTCAAAGAAATTAATAGTTAATAAAATTGGAACAGGGCAAAAGAACTTTCCGAGAAAGAATAAAAAAGTTGTTTATGAAACGATTACAATGCCGATTCCGATTTATGTAGAAGCTGGATATACTCTGACAATTAAATCCGAATATCAACAACAAATCAATGAAGCTATAACTCCCTTTATGACTTCTCCAGGCGGGCCAAACTATTTTAATGTTTTTAAAGATGGACATCAGTTCGAGACATTTATAGAGCCTAGCTATGAGTTAAGCAATAATGCCGCATCAATGAACGAAGACGCACGCGGCTATGAAACTCAAATTTCTCTTAAAGTCCGAGGATATATTATTGGGGGTGACAAGAATGAAGATAGACCCAAGATTGTTAGACGAGAAAATGCTGTAGAAGTTAAAATACCCCGTGAACATGTGGTCTTTGGCGATATTCCCGAACAGTTACATACAAGCGGAAATGTACCATTTTATCGAGAGTAGTTTTGACTTATTTGGGGCTTTCCCCTTTTGGTCAACTATTTATTAACGATAGTAAGAGTAGAAGAACTTCATTTTTAATATTTATTTGAAGCAGTACAAGGAGACACTTCATAATGGCTAAATCTTTCAAGTTTATTTCACCCGGCATCTTTATTAATGAGATAGACAATTCGGAATTACCAGCCCTCCCAGAAGAAATGGGACCAGTAATTATAGGGCGAACAGAACGCGGACCAGGAATGAGACCTGTTAAGGTTAACTCATTTTCCGAATTTGTTCAAATCTTCGGTAATCCAATTCCTGGTGGCCGAAGTGGCGATGTATGGCGTGATGGAAATTATCTTGCCCCTACTTATGCAGCATATGCAGCACAAGCGTATTTGAGAAATAGCAATGCCGTTACAATGGTTCGTCTCCTTGGCGCACAAAGCTCAAACGCAACTTCTGCTGGAAAAGCTGGTTGGGATACCGATGCAAGCAACACTACGGACGAGGCGACCAATGGTGGAGCATATGGATTGTTTGTATTCCCATCGGGCAGCAGACCAGCCGCAGATGAGTATGTAATGACGGGAGCCCTCGCCGCTGTCTGGTATTTAAATGAAGGTGCCATCACTCTTTCTGGAACCATGAGAGACGCTGCCGTAGACGGAACTGGCGGAAATGTTGGAACCGGCAGTGCAACGCTTATTAGATCACTATCTTCAAATACTCCGTCACCTACGACAGACGTTGCTGGCGCAGTGGCTAACGAATTTTATGCAATTATTCGTGATAGTAGCGGCAATATTAAAAAGCAAACAGCTTTTAACTTTACTCCATCATCTAATCGATATATTAGAAAGGTGTTCAACACCAATCCGACACTAACCACTAACGCAGTTACCAGAACTGCACAACGAAAGACTTATTGGCTGGGAGGCTCCTTCGAAAGACACCTTGCAAAA